CGACGCTGGTGTCTGCTGCCCCTGGAGGATGCTGCGGACGCCGCCGAGCTCCTTGCCAGCTTCGAGCAACACACCCAGGAGCTGGAAGAGGACGGGAGACGGACCAGTGTGCTGCATCTGGTAGATGGCATCACGGATGTTCGAGCCCATCGTGTTGACCACCTTGAACTCGCCCATCTTGAACTTCAGGGGACCACTGTGCATCGACAGCTGCGAGCCGATGAAGCCACCGCTCACGTTCTGGAGGTGTCCAGCGTCGAAAAGCTGATTGATGGACGTATTAATCGCCTCATTGATTGGGCCCAGAAGATGCCCCCATCCGTGGCTGTAGATGGATGACTCTGGGTTCGGGATGAAGCCGTAGATGATGTAGTAGCACTTGCGGTGGATGGCGACGATCTGCGGTCCTTCAGGCGTTTCAGAAAGCTCAATGCTCTCTCCATCCCAGTCGAAGCACGGGGTGACGGAGACGACTTGCGAGGAGCTTTCGTGGATCGTGATGACATACGGCTCCGCATAACCATCGCCGTCCAGGTCCCAGCGTCGATGCTGTTCAAGGAAGATTTGCGGAGCATCCACATCACTCGGATCGGCGCCTTTTGCTTCATCGGAGGGGTTGAAACTCGAATATTGGAACCGGAGGTATCTGCCCGCCCTGATCTCTTCCTCGATCTCATGCGGGTAGAGGGTGAAGACTTCCGTCTGGCGCGGGGCGCTGTCGGCTGACCTGGCCCAGTAGTTGATCACGAGGTCTTCCATCGAGACCAGGACAGTCCGGCCAACCTTGCGGCGCGGGTCCCAGTAGACCTTCCTGGCCACGGTGCCGACGATGGGGAGGATGCGGAGGAGGCGATCAGTGTCCGGCTGCCAGCTCTTGTCCTGGGACAATCTTTGCCAGGACATGTGGCGGCCTATGAGGTCGGCGCGCAACCGCTTGGCGCCAGGGCGCTCGTAATACTGGGGCTTCGCCGAGGCCGGGTCCATGATGGGCTGACCGTTCTCGTCGATCTCGGTCTCCATCGTCATCGGGTTGATCTTCGGCTTCATCGTCGCCGGGTCCATCACGGGCTGGCCCTGCTGATCCAGGACGGGCTTGCCATCATCGTCACCGACGACGATACCCTTCACGACATCCCGGCCCTTGATGATCGACGGGTAGGCCGCGGCGGCGAACTCGTTCGTTGCTGTGGAGAGCAGTGGCCAGATGATGTTCGACGCTTTGTCGAAGGGATACGACTTCGGCCTTGTCTGTTGGAGCGCCAGCTCCTTGTAGCGCCGGACCTTGTCCAGCCAGTCGGCGCGGCTGATCTTGTCGATCTCGTACTCGCGCTTGCAGCGTTGGCCCATCTCGTCCAGGACGGTCTGCTCCAGGAGCGTGGCGATGTTGTCGGTCTGAGCGTACTGGGCCAGCTTCTTGAAGGACTCAGGGACGCTCACCTGGCCTTGGCCCTGGGACATCTCTGGACTTTGTCCGGACATGTCCGACGTCTCCGGCGCTCCGCCCATCTCCATGGGCTCGCCTGGTTCATCGACGAAGGTCTGGCTCACAGCTTCAGGCGGCTGCATCTCATCCTGCTCTTCGAGCAGTGGGCCAGGAGGACGTTCTAGGCCGCCAAATCCGCCGTTCACCATAGCGCTATCCCTCGTCCTTTGGTTGTGTGGGTACTATGGCGAGCACTGAATATACGGCAAAACGGTCTGCGGCAAGGCGCTCCAGGTGAACCCGGTTCTGCATCGTGAGCATCCAGCGGTGCATCTCCGGCTTCACGCGCCACACCAGAGTGCTGTCCCTACCCACACTCTTCCCGGCCCAGTGCAGGAAGGTTCGCTGCCAATGCTCGACCGCGAGCTCAGGCGTTTCGCACAGGATTGGCGGCACGTCAGGCTTGTTGTCCAGGCCGCCAGACCAGACGATGGTGACACCTTGGGCGCCAGTGTCGACCTTCACCTCGTCGAACAGGGCCTCCATCGCATCGACGGCGACCTTGAGCGGGTCACTCACTTGGCAGAGTCTCCGGGTTAACGACTGGCTTCGGCTTCGGCGGGTTGGCCGAGAACGACATGCGCGAGAAGGCAAACACACCCTCGCGGCCAGGGTGAGTGTGGATCGTCGGCATCACGCGCCAGTACAGCGTGGTCATGCCACCAGGGATGCTGTCGAGCGCCGTCTCCAGCCACTTGTCGAACGCCTCCTGGACAGTGTCGGACTTGAGCGGCGATGCCGGGATACCAGCCTTGGCGTTCTTGTTGTTCGCGTAGACGGCGATGAACTCGTTACCCCACTCGTCCACGGACTCGTTGGTGTGGATGCCGTCTTCGACGACGTGGCTGAACTTGTTCTGAAACGCTGCAACTGCTTCGTCATATGTCATGGTAGCTCTCCTCAGTAACCTGTGATCTCATTCCTGGTCTCGTTGTCGACCTCGAACTGCTCTGCGTATCCGCCAACCTGCTGCCTGTACTCACCCTCCGTCCTGGCGGCGAGCTGCTGCTCACGGCTCATCAGGAGGTTCGAAGCGAAGATGCGGGTGGCCTGGTATTGGAGCGAATCCATGATGTGGGACACCTGGTTCTTCTCCGGCTGGTCTGTGTAGCGCTCGCCCGTCACACGCATACGACGGTATCGGTACAGGCCCAGGAGCGCCTTGCGAAGCACCTTGCACCGCGGGTGCAGGATGAACTGGGGCATACCGCCGACCATCGTGGTGAGCGGCTTGCGGATCGCCTCCAGGCGCATGGCCATGGTCTGGATGCCTGGTTCGATCTCGATCCCCATCGCGTGCATGATTCCGTAGCACGTCTTCTCGTCGGTCTGGCTGCGTTGCATACCAGCTGGGTCGCCGACATCGATGAACCTGGGCTGCTTCTCGAACACGTTGGCGGAGTACCGGATCACGGCATCGGCGAACGCCTCGATGCCGGAGCTCTCGGAGTACAGCTCGTCGAAGACCAGCCAGCGGCCGTCCGGCAGCACCTGGCTGAACGAGCAGGCCGGAGTGAGCCCGAAGTCCCAGCCGCGGTAGACCGGGAGGCCAGGGATGGGCTCGATCTCCTTCGTGTGAATCTGGTCGATGAACTCAGGGAAGACGGCCTTGCCGGACTGGACGAATCCGTATCGCCCATGGATGTAGACGTCGACCCAGTTCTTCGCCTTGCCGACAGCCAGGTTCGAGTAATACTTCCGGCCGCCTGGGAGGTTTGACAGGTTCTCGGCTTCAGGGGATAGGCCGGATGGCTGCCTGAACACCTTGGCGAAGCCAGGCGGGTGCTCCGTTTCCTCGAAGAACTTGTACCACTCGGATTCAACGTCGGGCGGATTGGTGTCCATCCAGACGCCGTGCCAGGTCGGGCCGCCATCACGCTGGGACGGGTAGCGACCAACACGGCCCTGGACAGCCTCGATGATCTGCCAGGGGATTTCGCGGGCTTCGTTCACCCATGCTCCTGTCAAGTCGAGAGACAGCAGCTTCCTGACGGACTCCGGCGTGTCCAGGGCGCGGAACATCACCTCGATCTCGATGCCAATGTTGCCCCAGCGCCGGATGTAGTACGTGTGCTCCCCGGCCACGTAATCCCCGAAGTGCTTGGGCGGCATCCAGTCGAAGAACGTCTTCATCGTGGTGTCCTGGAGCTGCGGGAACGTGTTGCGGATCACCGCGAACCTGGTCCTGCGCTTGCCATCCACCAGCGGCGCCTGGTTGCGGCCTCGCCGGGCCACCTCGATCACGGAAGCCGATGACTTCCCGGAACCGAAGGGCCCGACGATCCCCCGCATGAAGGCGTCCGACTTGGCGAAGTCAGCCAGAGTCGGACACCCGTCGTAATCGTAAGCAATCTCAGTTCTTCGCTGCCCCGACATCGATGGTCTCCAGGTCGCTGATGTTCAGGCGGCGCTCGAAGGCATGACACCAGTCCTGCGTGCCGACTTCCGGCCAGAGGGACTTCACCTGGAGCCCCTGGGGAACGGGGATGAGGACCACCTGGGGCGGGTCCTTCTTGCAGGTCCTGGAGTTTGGGTCGAACTGCCCATTCGGCCGGACAGTCATGCCTGAGAATGTGCAGGTTCCGCAGCTTCTTGTGGTCATTGTGACTCGCTCATCGATGCTTTGAAGTAAGCCTTGATCATGGCCTCGGCCTGCTCGTTCGTCAGGTTGATGCCGGGCACAGCGTTCTTGACGCTGATGATTTCGAATCGGCTGATGTTCTGGGAGGCTGCCTCGAACGCGGCCCGGGTCATCCGGACGCACTCGTCGCTGATCGTGTTCTGGTCACGCGGATCGAAGTCAGGACTGGCGTCCTTCACCTTCTTCGCGGCCTCTGCGCCTGCAAGTATTCCTGTCAGCATTGTCCTCGTCCTTAATGGGGTGAGGCGCTCCGCTTTGGGGGTCGGAGCGCCTCTGTATGCACGCCAGGTCATGGGGTAATGGGGTGGGGTGACCTGGTACGCCGTGCATATCTTCAATTCGCGCTCGACGAGGCTTGTACGCGCGAACCGTTCATTCGTCTAGTGCAGCGATTCGTTTTCTGCTCGCTTCACCCTTGGTGGGGATGGGACTGGACCGCAATCGATGACATCACCCTGGACAGAGCCGACCTCCTCGAACCACTTGTTGATCCCGTCCCGGTCCCTGCTCACGCGAGAGATGCCGAAGGCGCGGACCAGGAACTCGACCTCGGTGCCGTTCTCACCGATGCCGCGCCAGACCCTCAGTGTGTTGCCCGTCTCAGGGTCGAACACATGGGTGGTCGTTGGCCAGCACAACATTTTCGGTGGGTTTGCCATAGGGCATCCTCTCTGTCTGGATCGTCGCGAGCGCAATCTCGTCGACAAACTTAACCCTTTTCGCCCTTGCGATGCGAATACCCTCTCGTCTCAGGTCGGAGATGTTCTTTCTGGTCGCGTTCCGGTAGCGGTCGATGGCCAGGGTGGCCATCTTCCCGTCCTTGATGTACTCCGCCCGAAGGACGGAGTATTCACCACGAGCTGCCAGGACGATACGAACAACGCCGTCTTTGACCTTGTTGTCTTGCTCAGCTTCCATCACGCCACCTCCTTCACTGTGAAGCGCTCATCGTTACGCCATTCCTGGATGGTGTCCAGCACGTCTTGCGGCAGCTTCTCGAACAACCACTTCGACCCGTACTTGTACCCACAGGTCGGGCACGGCTTGTTGAGCAGGCCGCCCTGTTCGACAGGTTTCCAGGTCATCCGGTTCCAGCCCGTGTACTCCTTGGTCATGATGTACGACTCCAGGGGCTGGCCAGGGTCGACAGGGTTGTCCTCCCACTTCTCAGCCCGCTGGTGCTCGCAGCCAGCCCGCATGTCGTTCAGGTGCCAGCGCTTCCACAGCTGGACCACATCCATCACCAGGCCATTGTCTGGGTACATCTCAGCGATGGTGTCGATGCACTGGCCAGCGTGCGTGATACCCTGGCCCTCTTCACGGATTTCACCCGTGACCGACAGGCGGCCATCGCGAACGCGGATGTACAGCGTTGCCGCCGCCATGCCATTCTTCCAGTGAACCACTGGCAGCAGTGTCTTCATCTCGTAGTTCTTCACAGCCTTTCTCCCTTCCTCTTGGCTTCGATCAGACGGTCGAACACGCCGCCTACAACAGCCGCTGGCGCAGCCATGACAGCCTTGAACAACCTGGTCATGGCTACTTTCTCACCCTCATTGCCCTTGAGTATGGCCTGGGCCGTTAGGGTCTGGATCGCATTGATCATGTGATCCTTCTTTTCCTCATTCGTCATCTCAGTCTTCCTCTTCTGTTGTAGGCAGCAAAATGGCGGGACTCTCACCCGCCTGGTTCTCTCACCTTGTCACAGCGGCTACACCGGGGCTGTTTCCTGCCGCACCGTCACGGTACGCACTGGCGGGTGGCAACTGGCTCCCTGCTCCCTGGTACGTCTCACCGTACTGTCGCCGCCTTCGCGGTGGACCCCTGATATACGCTGTACTGGTTTACAGTACAAGACCAGGCGTAAAAAAAAACCCTCACCTGGTCGGGCGAGGGTTCAAAGGCTGGCTGTTTGCCTGGCTATGCAGGCTGTGCAGAGCCGCCAACCAGGCCACCCAGGAGAGCCTGGGTAGTTGACGGTGTGGCTGGTTGCGGCGGCGCCTTTGCCTGGCGCGGCTTGGGCACTGGCGGCTGCGGCGCCTCCTGCACCAGGTCAAGCGGCTGAGCCACTGCTGGCGCCAGGGCAGTCGGCGGCTTGCCGTACAGGGCTGTGACTGCCGCCCATTCCGTCGTTGAGATCGCCGCGCGCAGCTTGGCCATCATTATTGATTCGGGCTCTGGCTTCTGTCGCCAGGAGCGATTTGGGTCGCCTTCAACAGCCAGGATCAAGCCGTTCGGAAGTCTGATTTCAAGTCTCGATACCATCTCATGGTCCTCATGTGTAATTTGCGCCCAGCGCTCTTTGAGCTGTTCTTGGGCCTGGATTGCCCAGACCCTGATGGCCTCGGCACGGTTAATGCTGCCCTGAGAGGAGGGGGCTTGTCTACCCCCTTTGAGCCATTTGAGTGTACGGTATTGACGCACGGCCTTTCCTTCCTATATGTACGGGATACCAGCACGGTGCTGGTTACAGGAGAATACCATGTTAACGTACAATGCAAACCTGACTGACACCTTCGGAGGCGAGCGCAACTACGGTTGGCTCCGTACCGCAACGGTCGAGGTCGAGCCAACGACTGACAACAAGGAGCTGCTCCGACTGGCACTCGAAGCGCTTCACACTGATGCTGACCTGGAGAACTGGGAGATCAACGATCTGCCGGACGGCATCGAAGCCTTCCACAAGGCTGATTGCGTGGCCATCGACGTGACGTGGGTGGACCAGTGATGGGCAAAGCCTACGAAGCGGTCTATGCCGCACCGACAGGTGAGGATGTGCCTGTCACCATTCTCACCTACCTCAAGCGGACTTCCGCCTGGGGCTCAACAATTGAGGTGACGGCCGTTCCTCTCCAGGACGGCCCAGAGCCTCTCAAGGCCAACCGGGCCTTCACTGCCCCGTCAACCCGGTTCATCGGGTTCAAGGAGCAGCGCTGATGGCCAGGCTATTTGACGAACGAGATGTGCGCGCTGCCATCAACGATCTGATGGTGGCAAAACTGGACCCCAGGAACTGGGATCAGTACACCACCATTGAGGGTGCGATCTACCTGCTCAGGCAGGAGCTCGCTGAGGCAGAGGTGAAGCATGGCTCGTAAGCGCAAGCGGTCAGACCTTCGTCTGTACCTGCACGATGAAGTCCCCCGCGTCGGCACAGGCTGGCGCGGGGTCCAGGTGATCAAGATCGGGCGCGTCTGGGCCCATCTGCGTGAGACCTCCACGGGCATCACGTTCAAGCTGCCAGCCGAACTGTTCAAGCGTCTGACCAAGGAGAAGTGACATGAATGATTTGAATGATGGGACTGTAACACTGAAGAGGTTCCCACCCCCAACCGGGATTCTCGGGCCCTATGCGCGCCGTACCCCGTACCATGTGTTCCGGGTCCTATCGGCGTCCGGGGCTGCGCTGGTTGCGGGCACTTGCGGCCAAGACCATGAGGCGGCAATGACTTACGTCCTCAAGGTCGCAAGGGAGAAGGGGATATTCAACCCGAAGATCGTATCAACGGAGGAGGTGACGAAGTGAAGATGACCAAGGACCAGCTCATAGTTCTCCGGAACTGGCTGATCCTTTCGAATGACAACCAGGTGCCCACCTGGCGCGAGCTCCTGAAAGCCAGGCGCAACACGCTCTACGAGGCGCACCATGGAGGAGTGGCGAACCACTCCCACTACGGGACTATCGTGATCTACGACGATGGCTCATACTCAACTTACGGCCTTCCAGGGTGACCTGGGAGGCCTTTTGCTTTTAGTGTGGCCTGTTTGCACTGGACAACATACCGTTAACCAGTACAGTCCGCGCTCCTGAACCAACCAACCATGGAGGTATAAATGTTCAGAACTATCTCTCTCGCCTGCGCTCTCATCCTGGCTTCGGTGATCCCGGCCCAGGCTTCCGGCACCTACGTCACTGGCTTCGGCGGTGCCAACTGGGATGACGTTGCTTCGCCCCTGGACTCCGACACTGGCTTCGTCGTCGGCGGCGCCCTGGGTACGTCCGTCAAGGCTGTCCCTGGTCTCCGTGCCGAGCTCGAAGTCGCGTTCCGCACCAACGACGTCGACGTGTTCGGCGGCTTCATCGAGGCCGAGCACAACACCACGTCGGTCATGGGCAACGTCGCCTATGACTTCAACGCTGGCATCGGGCCGTTCCGCCCGTATGTCCTGGCTGGTGTCGGCTTCGCTCACACTGAGGGCGTAATCGAGAACCTGTCCCTGGCTACGCTGGAGTCTTCGGGCTTCGCCTGGCAGCTGGGTGCTGGCCTCAACACGCAGCTCGCTGAAGGTGTGACGGCTGGTGTCGGCTATCGCTACTTCCAGGGACCTGAGCTCGAAGTGCTGGGCTTTGAAGTGTCCGATGGCTCGAACCACTCTGTCCTGGCCACGGTCACGCTCGACCTGAACTAAACTTGGGAGTCGTCAGCTTTGCTGGTGACGGAGGGGCGGGGTAACTCCCGCCCCTTTTTATTTGTCCGGCTTCAGCACCGTGATCCTGTCCAGCAATGACATGTTGATCCTGTACTCGGTGCCATCATACTCGAAGTCAACGACGCCGCATCCAGCGAAGTGCGTGATCGAATAGGAGCTGACGATAGTCTCCTGCACCCATTGCCCGATACGCAGAGGCTTCGAGAAGCTGAGCTTGTACCTGGTCCTGGTGTCAACCTCGACGGTCTTATCATCGAACACCATCGTCGCCTTGACCTCCATCACTTCACCTCTGGCTTGCCGCCCAGTTTCAGCCACTGAGCGTTGGTGAAGGCGAGCATCTGGTTGTTGACCGTCTGCGGGTCACCCTCGAACCAGAGCAGGCCCAGGACACGGCCGTACTTGTCGGCTCGCTCCAGCTGCGTCTTGATCATGAGGCCAGGGCGATCCTGGACCAGGCCGATGAGCTCGTTCTTCGCGAGCAAGCCCTCGTTGACCTCAGCCTCCGACCTGGCGTGCTGGCGCATGATCTCCGGTGCATCGTAGTAGAGCATCCGGACCATCGAGGTGAACTTGAGGTGGAAGCCCAGGTCGATCTCCGCCTGGACGGTGTCGCCATCAACGACTCTCTTCACCAGGCAGCGGTAGTTGTACAGGTTCGTGGTCATCGAGTGTCTCCTTTCACAGAACTCAGCCTATCCTGCGGAACCCACCACGAGTTGATCAGGCTCAACTTGTCAGGCCGACGCAAGAACTCATCGACCATAGCCTCACCACCCATGATGACGCCAGCCAGTCTCACCTGGCGCTTTGGCTTCCGGACGATGGCCAGCATGAACGGCTCGCCCTCCTTGCCACGGTCGAGCTCACGGAGGATCAGGCATCCAGTCTCGTATCGTGTCGCCCTGACCTGGAACCCGGCGACGTCCGGCCGTCGATCCGCGGCCCGCCACTCAGGCACCCAGTCGTCCATGCCATGCAGCCTGGCTACAGCGAGCTCACCTAGGACACCTTCTTCTTCCCGGCCGATGGTGATGGGTGTGCTGGTGGCATAGTTGAACTTGCCGTAGCCCTGCTTGCGCGACGACAGGAACCGCTTGCGCGCGATCTCATCACACAGGTCCACCTCTTCCTGGGTGAGGAAGATGGTGGCACTGCGTGGCCTGGTGAGGGTGCTCACTCCTTCACTCGGTACGGCATGATGCGCTAGTTGACCATCAAGCCAGTCAGCCTGGCTATCTCCTTGTCGCACTCAGCGGCGACCTTCATGTACTCCTCGACGACGGCGTTTGCGTTGGCGATCTTGCAGCCAGGGCGGCTGCACACCTCGACGATCACGAGCGCGTTCTTCTTCCGCAGCTTGGCGAGCTCGATGTCCAGGTAGACGATGACACCACTCATTGCTTGTCGTCCTCTAGGGCTTTGCGTGCATACGCCGCGCATGTTTCATGTCCGGCGATCAGGCCGCGCTGAAACGCATCCTCAAGTTTGGTCAAAGTCGGCACGCCTAGATATTGCGGAAATGCTTTGATTTCCTCCAGCGCCACACGCAGCCGCTCCGCGCGGTCTAGTACGATTTTGTAGACCGGGTCCCAGTTTTTGCAGCCCGCCTCATACAACTCAGTCACCCGCCTAACCTCACCCTCGAGGGCTTCGATGCGGTCGGCGGCGTTCCACATCAGGCTGAACTCGCTGCTATTGTCCCGCAGTTTTTTCACAAGGTCACTGCTCATTCGCTGCCCTCCAGTTGCTTCAGCAGTCTCTTCGCTATCTCCCCCATCAGTTCGTCGCTTGCCGCCAGCACCTTCTTCTCCCCGTTGAACAGCGGCTTGCAATCCTCCGCTATCCACTCAGCCACAGCCTTGATGGCTGCGCGGGCTTTTCCGAGCGAGTGTGCACGGTCAAGCGGGCAGCTATCGCAGCCAGCCCCGTCCGTGCAGGTGTCTATGGTTTCCCACCAACTGGGGTACATCGCCCGCGCAGTCCGTTCGACAAGGTCACTCATCGCGCCGCCTCCGATTTGAAACTGATGGGCCGATCACAATTCGGGCAGTAATCTTGACACCGCAGCCTGACGTTTTCGTGCGTAAGCGACCCTAACCCGCACTGCGTGTCATAAAACGCCTGAAGTTTTTTCTGTTGCGTCCACTCACACACAGAAGGAGCGGCGGGGGTTGAGACGGACAAGTCGTTCATCCCTCCCGTGTATCCCGCCTCCACGCCATCGCTGGCGAGGATTTCGTTGTACAGCTTCTCTGCTGCCGCAATCACGTCAGCCAGGAAGTCCAGGGCCGTGACCCTGTCCTCAGCTCGCAGACGATCAGCGTCGGCTCTGGAGATAGCCCCCTCACCCTCTTCATCCCTCCAGTAGAACTTCAACTCCAACCTTTTCAACTTCACTGCCTCTTCTCCTTTTCCTTCTTCTTCGCAGCGCGCCGCTCAGCAGCCCGCATGTTCCTCATCTTCAACGACATCTCACGCTGTCGCGACTTCGATCCCAACAGGCGCATCGAATAGTCCTGGGAGAGACCTGCGTGCATGAGAGCCTCAAGCGCACGCTCAACGCCAACGTAGCCGCGTGCGAACATCGCAAGCGCCTTGCGTGCCAGGTACTGATGACCCTTCGCACGCCAGTTCTTGACCAGCTCCTTACGCATCATGCCTCTCCCTGGTCGCGCTCTTCGTGAGAACCTGCCGCCGCATCTGTGACAGGCAGTTGTGTATTGCTCGATGGTCTGATGGTGTCCCTGAGAAGAAGCATGTTCCTGCTCGCGGGTGCCAGAACCGTAGATGGTTCTTGGCGGTGCGCCCGACCAGGGTGAAGCCTAGTTGCTCAGCCCCTTCGATCAGTCGCTTGGTTTGCTCGTTGATACCCTTCATTCCTTCCTCCGGTGTGTGTACCAGGAAGCAGTACACACCAACCGGAGGAGTCTGTCTAGTCTTCAGTCTCGATTTCTTCGAGGGTCTGGAGGGCGTCTTCAGGTGTCATGCCGCAGACAATGATAGGTTGTCCTGGTCCGACATACGCGCCCAGGATGTTGAAGGTGTAGTACTCCTCGGCATCATCCTCGGTCATGCCGTCACGCTCGACCAGGGTCTTGAGGATCGCCTCCTCCGAGTAAGCCAGGAGCACGCCCTGGCCGGGCACCTCGGCGATACCGATGATGGCTGTGTCGAAGCCATCCATCTTCAGTGGTTTAGCCTGTGACATGTTTCACCTGTGAGATTGATTGTGACTGATCGTGACCCTTGATGACATCCTCCATCATGACAGCGATGCTGTCGAAGAATTGTCGGTCACCCGTGATCTCCATGATGGAGCTGAGCTCAGCGTCTCCGAGCTTCTCGATGGTCATCTTGTAGACCGGGCCCACAATCCTGAAGCCATTGAGGTCCTTCCACTGATCTTTTGGGAGGATGCAGAATGTGATCCTCGCCGCTTCACCCAGGCAGCTCACGACGTCACCCCCTTCACAGCCCACATGACTGCCTCTTCGAGTTTGGTCACGGCCAGAGCGTGGTGCCTGCCAAGGCTGATACCAGGAGGTGCGTCCTCCCGCTGGCGGCACATCGCAGCGAGCAAGTCTTCGGCGAGCGCCTTGATGTCCTCGACCTTCTGCTTCTCGAAGTCATCAAGCTGTCGGTATACGGGTCTGAAGATTGAACTCACTATGGTACTCCTCTCGTTGTGCGAGCGAACCGTACGCCTACTTCGGGTCCTGGATC